TCCTGCTCTTTCTTCTTGCCCATGTAAGTTTCGAGCATTTTGGAAAGACCGATCAGCGGAGAGTTAGGGATTACGTAACCGCTAACCATCTGCTGTTCTTGCGGAGTGGACCCCTGCTCTTGAAGTAACTGCGCGAGCTTGGCCTGACGCTGCAAAGCTGCGTCTTGGTCTGCGTATGGTAGAATTTTGATGTTAGCCACTTATCACCCGGACTGTAAATAAGCAGAGCCTAAGCTAAATAACCCGTTCCAAATGGCATTGTTTTGCGCTGTTTTGGCGTTTGATGCTGCAATGTCCTGATTGCTCTGTAACTGCGCTGCATTCATGTAAGGCGCAGGTGTGGAGTTGGAGCCAGAAAAGCCTTGGAACTGCGGCAATTGTACCTGAGTTCCCTGACGGGACGCATTCAAGTAATTGAGAGGAAGGCTATACAATCCTTCTGCTCTGTTAAGAGCTTCGCCGCTGGCAGTATTGGCAAAATTACCGCCGTTCAGTGCCTGCGAAAAGCCCTGCTGATTTGCACTCATGTCAAGGTTAAGCCCCTGAGTTACGGCAGAGGTCATCAGGTCGTTTTCACGCTGATTCTGCTCACGCATGGCGTTATTCCATGCCTCAGTTCCCGGTGCGATACCTTGATTGGCCATTTGCGTCTGGAGCTGCTGCCGCTGCGTGTCAAGCTGTGGCTGCAATCTGGACATGATGGCCTGCTGGCCGGTCATGCCTGCATTGATTGGCATTTTTGCAATGCCTGACGTATCCAGCGAGGTCTGAACATCAGGTGCAGTATTCTGGAAAGGTTGATTCGGCAAAGCGCCGGTCTGAGCGTTTGCGTAATTGGCTAGAGAAAGATCAGTTCCCTGCTGTGCTTCAAGCGTTTTCTGCGCCGTAGGATTTAGCGTGTCATTAACAGTTGGCTGATAAGTGCCAGACTGAGGATCGTAATTATAAGAAACATTGCGACTTCCTAATGGGCCGTTGATATTTGGGTTTGAAAGCGTGGTATTAAAAAACGCAGTCTGATTATTCGCTTTGCCCTGCTGTCCAGCAGTGCCGGAATAATCCATTGTAGGGAAGTTGTTTCCACTGCCACCAAGGTTATACAAACTCATATACCACCCCACCCACTCTGATACACAATGTCAGTAGAAGCCCATTCAAGCTGAACCGAGTTTGTCGAGCTTTTGAATACAAGCCCACCGCAAAAACCAATACCTGCCAAACCTTGCCAACCTGCTTGAATGTTCATTCCACCGCCCCACGTTCCGACATCCCATCTATCTATATCCCATCTGGCAGCAGCAGGCAAAGGGCTGGTTGTAATTGGCGCAGTAATGTTGGCAATGTTGAAATCTACATTTATCGCAAGCGAAACTGATGGAGTTCCATCAGTGAAAATCGTCGGCCTGCCTCTGGTGAAGTACTTTTTCACTCCGCGAGAGCCGAAATAGTTAAACGCCTGCAATGCAAGCGTATTGATAGGCAAGGCGTCGTCTTTGTAATCAGTAGTCCATGCCTTTGCTACATAGCCATTTCCACCAAAATAAGGGTCATCGTTGTAGATTTCCCAACAGTAAGCGCCCCAGCCGGTGAATCTGCACCAGCTCTGAGTTATGGTGTTCATCACATACTGCTCTTGCAGATCGTCCTGCACGGGGATATTGATCCAGACAGCGTTATTTTTCGCTGTGTAGAAGATTTGCCAGCCGGTAGATGTATGGGAGCCGTACTGAGTCGTGGCCTCTGTAATCGCGCCCTGAATCTTGTTAGATAAAGCCACACGCGGGTCAAGTCTGGACGATTGCAAAGCCTGCGCCATCGGAATCAGTCCGTCATAAGTCAGAATCAGCAGATCGCCGCCGTACTTCATCATGGCTCTATCACTGATAGGCGAACCTAGCTTCCAAACTCCGGTAAGCGACCAAGTTGAAATGTTAGACGGGTCAGTACCGCGATAAATGATGACCTCACCCATTGAGGTGATAAATACAAGGTTATCGTCAATGCCGTAACCTGCGTCGATTGTCCATGTATCAAGGTCAACCAGATGACCGCCCCATTTAGCTACGGCATTCAGGTCTATATATTGAGCTGTGCCGCCGATTGCCAATGTAGGCAAATACCATGCTCTTAACGAGTTTTTTTCAATGAACCAAAGTCGATTCTTAAATACCGTGACGTTTGCAAATTTTGCGGTTGTATATGCAGCAAATGGAGCAGGGAAAGTTACCGATGGTGCCGTCCATGATGCGCCGTCGAATAACAGCGCGGTATCCGTTCCATTTACTGCCCAAAGATAGCTTGAACTGACAACGCTATAATTAACGTACTCCCAAAATCCACCTGAAAGACCTGAAACAGCAGCGGCACCAACCGCGCCAGAAGCGGTAACGTCATACACTTTACCCGCAGAAGTGATTGCATACAGCTTTACCGTGTTTCCAGCGGCATAGTTCATCAGCGTCTGAACCTTGCCAGATATGCCAGTAGCCCATTTGGAATAGCCACCACGCAGCACGCAGCTTGACACTGTTGGAACGAGGTTATCTAGCTGATATGCGTCAGTAGGCTCCATGTTCGCAATGGAATCGCGTGCATTCCAGCCGCCGACAGGTGCAGGCAATGACTCAACGGATGCCCTTGATTTTTGAATCAGGGCAGGCATCAGTGTTCAGCCCCATAATTGCTGTCAGGGACGTTATCATATCCAATTAGCACTGTACTTGGTCTTGGCGCAAAGCTCAGGTTTGCCGAGCTGGTGTTCTGCGCGATAACAGTCTCAAGTTCGTCCCTGTAATTGCGGAACATGGCAGTAGTGTCAAAGCCCTTGCCTTCAAAGTACTTGAGCTTGCACATCAGTACCATCAGGCGATCAGGGTAGATGCACGTATCAGTATCGGCAGTGAACGAGTTCTTTACTGTGCCGGTAGATGATAGCGCCCATGCTTTGCTTCGGTACTCAAAGCCAAGCCGTTCGCCGGTTGAATTGCCGGGCCAGATCTGGAACATATTCTGAAAAATACGCCAGCGGATACGTGGGCCGGTTGAGATATAACCTGAAAGCAGCCATTCCCACTGCTGGGCATCTTCTGGGCCAAGCATTTCCCAACGCTTTGACTTGTCCCAATGGGTGCGAGGTACGGTCGCNTCGTAGTCAGAAGGCATTGCGTANTTAACTTTCTGGAAGTTAAATTGCGAATATGCCGCTATATTGGTAAATGTGATGTTAAATGCGGCTGTGGATGGGAATGCAGGATTGACGGACAAAAAGAGATGAAGCCCATCAACATCAAGACCATATATACTCGATACGGTTCCAGTTGTACTCGGCGAATTGATAGAGAACGAACAGCCTTCTGATATTTGCCCAAGCAATCCAGCAGGCACAACAATTTCATTAGGTGCCATCGTGCTATTATCATAGCTGCCGGTCGTTGAAACCGGCGTGGCGCTTGTGCCGGTTGTGCTAGTAATCGGCTGGCTGACTGTAATGCTATATACACCCGAAATATTGGTTACTGAGGTCACATACGTGGCATTGCTGATTCCGTTGCCCACAACCTGATAGGTCGTGTCTACTGCCGATACAGACGAATCTAGGCCATATATGGTTTGATTGGTCAGGCTGTCGTTGTTTGTATATCCATTCGACTGAGCGTAGACAGTCGTGAATATGTTCTGCTGAATAAGCTGCTGCCAGTCTGCCTTACGCAGCAGCTCATAACCACACGCATTCATTAAGCCGTAAAGCTGAATAACGTCCTGAGAGGTATTCCCCACCACGTTAAGCGGAGTCGGAATACCTAGCTCATTGGAAACCTGCGTTACAATCTCAAGTAGCGTGCTATTAGCCATTTACTGCCTCTTTTGGCGGTCTGCCCCTGCGTGGAGCATCTTCGGCCTGATTAGCCAGAAGCTGCGCCATCTGAGCCTTGAGCGTCTCAAGCTCTGAACGGGTCTGCTCAAGCTCTTTCGAGCTTTCTGCGCGGTTCTTGCTGGCAAGGTAATTACGTGCTTTTTCACGCATACCTACACCGCCCATACCTACGCGCTGCAATTGAGCATCAGAAGCCATCGCAATCTGCTCAACAGTCATGAAACGCAGAACCTGCAATTCCTGTAACTGGCCCTGATTGAGCTGATCCGGTGCATCTTCATGCCATTTTGAAATCGGTGTGCCAATGGTGGAAGCGTCAGCACTGTTCATTTGGTAATGAATCCACTGCCGTGAGAACTTCATCTTGTCCGCTTCGGTAGCAGGACGATCACGGATGTTCAGCACATTGCCTGGCACCTGAATGCGCACAAAAGGCACATCCGATCCTTGGCGGTCATAGAATCGTACATCCAGCATTGAATCCGCATTGTTTACATCACTATCAAGCATGGTTATCTCCGGTGGCGTTAGATTTTAGTGCCGCTGATGCTGTACCACATGGTATTGGTGACAGCAAAAAAAATACTGACGTGATCCTTGTCAATGCTTGCGCTGGTCGTTCCGTTGATCGTTGTGGTCGATTCGAAAGGGTAAACGTTGACAGTTGACGCACCGGAATTAGCAATAAAAATCTGCGCACCCATTTCGGTAGGTGGCAGTAATACGCCAGTTCCAGCGGCAGCAGTGTCAATCG